ATAAAAGATTTGAGTTCATGCATAGAGAAGAAGAACGAGTACCGTTTGATCTAGAACTCATGAATAAGATAACTAAAGGTGGACTTCCGAACAAGACATTGAATATATGTATGGCTGGTACTGGTGTAGGTAAATCATTGTTTATGTGTCACATGGCATCGTCAGCATTACTTCAAGGTAAAAATGTTCTATACATTACAATGGAAATGGCAGAAGAAAAGATCGCTGAAAGAATTGACGCGAATCTGTTAGACATTGGATTGAATGAATTAGGTGATCTACCGAAGATGATGTATGAGAAAAAGATTACAAGAGTTAGAGAAAAGACTAAAGGTAAATTGATTATCAAAGAATATCCAACAGCGACAGCTCATAGTGGACACATTCGACATTTATTACAAGAACTAGACTTAAAACGAGATTTCAAACCTGAGATGATCTTTATCGATTATCTTAATATCTGTAGTTCATTCAGAATCAGACCTGGTAGTAATGTGAATACATATTCTTATATTAAGAGTATCGCAGAAGAACTAAGAGGACTAGCTGTTGAGTTCAATGTTCCGATCATGTCGGCAACTCAGACTAACAGAACAGGATTTGTATCTACAGATGTAGGATTAGAAGATACCTCAGAATCATTCGGATTACCAGCAACAGCTGACTTTATGTTCGCGTTAATATCTACAGAAGAAATGCAAGAACTTGATCAAGTAATGGTCAAACAGTTAAAGAATCGATACAATGATCCAACATATCATAAGAGATTTGTATTGGGTGTTGATAGATCGAAAATGAGACTATTCGATTGTGAACAATCAGCTCAAGATGAATTAGTTGATATTGGGCCTGTTATGGATAGTACAACAACAGGTAAAAGAATCGCAGCGGAAAAACAAGAACAATTTAAGTATTGAAACCGCGGGTACGAATAGTGTATAATAAGGGTATGATAGAAAATAAAGATAAAAAAGTAAGACAATTATTCATTGATATGGATGGGGTTTTAGCTGATTTTGAGTCAGGACTTTCAGAAGTTCTAGGACACAAAGTTAGACTATCCGATGTCGCTGATGTCTATAATGACAGGAAAAGGGAAGTAACGTCTAAACACTTGTTTAGAAGACTAAAACCTTTACCTGATGCATGGAAATTAGTTGATTGGGCTCTTAACTCTGGTATACATACTGAGATATTAACAGCAGCCGGAACTATTAACAGAACTATTGTCATTAAAGATAAAATCGATTGGATTAAAGAGTATTGTACTGATCATTGGATCATAATACCTACATTCAAAGGTAGTCAAAAAGCGGCGTTTGCTCATAGTAAAGCCATATTGATAGATGATAGACCTAGAAACATTGAGTGTTGGGTAGAAGCTGGTGGAATCGGAATACTACATACTACTGCTGATGAAACAATAAAACAATTAAATGACCTCTGTGACTAAAAATAAAGGGATTATAAAACAAATACCCCTAATAGAACTTCTCAACAAGAAAGTTGATTTGAAGAAGAAATTGATTAAGCTCAAAAAAGACCACAAAGAACCGAAAGTACAAGAAGAATTAGTCACAGCGATCGCTGAAATTGACGAATTCTTGACTAAGCATAGAATTCAAAAATAAAGTAAACATAAATACTGTTTATGAAGACTTTTGGCCAACACACAACCCAAGAACCACAAGTAAGTAAGTCAGACAAACTTACAGAAACATCTCCCACACTTGAATTCAAGACTGACTATACAGTTAGACACAATTCAGCCCTCACCGAAGATCCCAATCTAACATGGCAATCTTTATTACAAGAAGCGCCTGATTTAATTGGTGGTGATGAAGATAAACATGCTGTTGAATTGACAGGTTTTATTGATGATTCTATATCTTCAATGAGTGGAGAAGTAGCATTAGATCCAAGAGATAAAAAACATAATGGATCTAAAGTTGGTATACAGATAATATTACCAGCAAAAGAAAGAATAAAATATGCAACTGCAGCAAGGGCTGTAATAAAGTCAGATCCAGATTTGACATTACACAGTATATCTGGTAGTCGATCTACAAAAGATTTCGCATTCGAACATGAAGATTTAGACAAATATGTTTATGTGAATACAAGACCTGATGGCAAAAGTGGTGGTGGAGCTACAGCAGATCCGAATGAATTAATGACAGCAGCTTTATGTACATTAACAGAGTTTGATAAAGTAAATACTGTAGAAGAAATGGATGCTCTTATAGAAAAAGTTAAAGGAATTGTACCGAAAAAAGTGGAAGGATATACATCACTAGAGTTGGAAGCTATGGATAATGATTATGGTAATTTAGCACAAGCTGTATCAGCAGCTAGAATCATAATTAAAAAAGGGTATGGTGGTGCTAGTAAAGTTTATCTAACAGCTAAAGCTTGGCATGATGATGTTTCTGGGTTTAAAAGAACAAAATATGGTATGAAAGATTTCAATGCTTCTGATTTCATAATCAAGAAAGATGATACTTATATTGGAATTTCATTAAAGAAGAAAAAATCAGCTACAACTGTTGATCCGACAATAATTAATAATAGTCTTTACGCTTTATTGAGAAAGTCTGGAGTAGATGGTGCACCAGCAGTCGCTGATGATTTAGAATTAGCCGCTGGTGAGTTTTATATACTAATAGCTAAAGCTGCGGCAAAGTTACAATGGAAAGATAGAAATAAAAAAGGAACAGCGAGAAAGGCGATCACAAAAGATGGAGATCCATACTTAAATAAGTCAACAATGAAAGAATTAGGTAAATCACCTCGTTTTCCTGGTATAACTACTAAAAACTGGAAAACTTTCGTACAAAGAATACCAAATGAGTTTATTAATAAACAATTATCAAGTAATACAAGTACAATTCTAAAACCAATGGCCGATGCCATTGTATCAGAAGCTGAGATATTTGCTGATATTTTACTAGAAATAATAGTTAAAACTACATTGAAAGAATTAAAATCTGTTAATTTTGAATACGCTCTAGTAACAGGTGTAGGTAGAATGTTAAAGAGTGGTCTAGTGGTAGAAACAGGCTCTTTTTTATCAGTTGATGTAATGGCTACAAAATTAGATGAGTTATTTAAAACAGGTAAAGCTAATATGTCATTGAATTTAAAGAAAGTACAAGCATTTGATAAAGGAGCTACTGCAGCGATAGTTCATTTCGATTTAAATATAGGCGCAACTAAGATAGCTGATTTACAGTTAAGATATAAAGGAAACTTTCAATCAGCACCAAGTTTTCAGGCACAGTTATCAAAAGAATTTAAAGAGGCTTTAAAGTAGTATGGAATTTTTAACAGAAGCAGCAGGAAAGAACTTACATTTAGAACATCTTGAAGATGAGATTCTAAATTTTGGTATTGCCGGTGGTCGCAGTTCTATAAACTTTCTTCAATCATTAAGAGATATGTTTGCTAGTAGTTCAAAGTCTAAGTTAAATGTTACAGTCAAATGGGACGGAGCACCAGCTGTATTCGCAGGACCGCATCCCGAAACGGGCAAGTTCTTTGTAGCTACAAAAAGTTTATTCAGGAAACGCAAGGCTGACACAGCATATTATCATACAGACGCAGATATAGATGCAGATAAATCTGGAGAGTTAGCCGCCAAACTTAAAGTAGCATTAGCCGAGTTTAGTAAATTGGGTATGACTGAAATATTACAAGGTGATTTAATGTTTACAGATGATATAGCTTCAATGGATATTGATGGAGAATCATATCATACATTTACGCCCAATACAATTATGTATGCTGTAGCTAAAGATAGTCAACTTGGGGATCAGATTCAAGCCGCTAAGATAGGAGTTGTTTGGCATACAACATATAAGGGCGATTCAGTAGAAAATTTAAAGGCTTCTTTTGGAGCTAAGATACCTAGTAAATCAACTACAGTATGGCAAGATGATGCAAAATTTAGAGATATATCAGGTAAGGGTAATTTTACAGCTAAAGAAACAGTTGCAGTAACTAAGTTATTATCATCAGCTGGAAAACAATTTCAAAAAATAGATTCAGCAAGTTTCGGTAAGTTTTTAAAATGGCAAGACACAGTTCCACCTGGAGTCGGGTTTAAAAGTTATCTAAATACATATACAAGAGCAGGAAAACCTTTACCAGCTTCTGGAAAAGCTGTACAAATGTATTTTAAACATTTTAACGATTGGTGGCTTAAAAATAAAGGTGACAAGAATTTAAAAAGACATTTAGCAGAAATTAGAAAAGCAACAACTGCATTAAAAAATGTAGTAGATTTTATGAGATTTTTATTAGAAGCTAAAATGATGATTGTTAGAAAATTAAATGAGGCTAAAGGAATAGCTAAAACTTTTGTAAAAACAGATAAAGGGTTAAAAGTTGTTAATCCTGAAGGTTATGTTGCTATTGACCAAACAGGAGGAGCTGTTAAAATAGTAGATAAACTAGAGTTTAGTTTTAATAACTTTACAGTAGCAAAAAATTGGGATAAATAAAATGATAAAAAAACTTAAAACATTTGCAGAGTTCGCATTACCCTCATATCCATCACAGACTGAGCCAACAGAAGATGATGGTGATTGGATTACAGGTGATCCACCTAAAGGCTATGTGTGGAATGGTACTAAAGGGGCTGATGAAAACTTAGAAGATATGAAAAAACAAGTAAAGAAAGATAGAAAGTAATGAGCACTAAAACAGAAGACGATTTTAATAAATTAGTTACAAAAGCTATGAAACAAATGAGCACACTTAAAGGTATGCCAGAGGTCCTTCAATCTTTAGCTTTTGAAGGTGAGAAACAATCAAAGAAGGGATTTGATTTTTTCAAGAAGTGGTTCAAATCATTAGAATATGATGATAAAACGGCTCTTGCAGGTGAGATAGAACATTATACTAGACAGAGAAAAAGAACTGTACAATCAATGTTAGGAGTTAAATACGAGAGTAAAGAATTTAAAAGTTTTAAAGAGATTACTGAAGCTTCAGATAAAGGAGTAACATTTACTTTTGGTCGTTTTAATCCACCTACTGTCGGACACATGAAACTGGCCACTAAGATGAAATCGATTTCTAAAGGAGGAGATGTATTAATATATACTACTCACACAACAGACAAGACAAAGAATCCTTTAACAAATGCTCAGATACGAAAGTTTATGAATCCTATGTTACCAAGAGGTATCAATGTCGCATCATCTGCTTCTAGAACAATATTCAATGTTCTTACTAGTCTCTATAATGACGGATATAGAGACATACAAATGGTTGTAGGTTCAGATAGAATAGGTGAATTTGATAGACTAATAAAAAAATATAATGGTATAAAATCTGCTCATGGATATTATAAATTTAAATCAATTAAAGTTGTATCAGCCGGAGATAGAGATCCAGACGCAGAAGGAGCAGAAGGGATGTCGGCCTCTAAAATGAGACAATTTGTACATGCTGGTGATAAAGATTCTTTCTTGAACGCATTGCCAAGAGGATATAAACTCGGGAAACAATTATATACAGCTGTACAGGCTGGTATGGGTGTAACAGAAGAAATATTCCCAGACTTTATGTATGAAATTTATGATCCATCAGTTCATGAATGGGGTACAGAAGAAGGCAGAGAGTATGCACAAAGCTTTACACCTGGCCAGAATATAATAGACTATTCTAAATTAGATAGAAATAGAAACGAAGAAGAATTACCGAAAAATGTATTAGCATACAAAGAAAAGATGTACAAAGAACTCAAGAAAGAACGAGATAAATTTAAAGAAAAATACGCGGGAAGATCAGACGAAGTAATGCACGCAACAGCTATGAACATGGCCAAGAGAAAATATGGATACAATTCTTAATTACAAAGAAGAAGATTTAGTCTTAGATATAAGTGAAGGGATTCATGATCCTGGAATATTTAAAGCTATTATACTAGCTGGTGGTCCAGGTAGTGGTAAATCAAGAGTCGCTAAAGAATTAGGATTAGCTAGTATGGGTCTAGTAGTTGTGAACTCCGATGTATTCTTCGTACAACTATTAAAAAGAAAGGGACTATCTCTCAAGATGCCAGAGAATGAAATAGAGGATAGAGAAGTCGCGAGAGCTATGGCTAAAGTATCTACTGATAAAAGATTAACAACTCTAATCAAGGCCCGAATGGGAGTTATCATAGATTCAACATCAGGTGATCAACAAAAATCACAAAAGATCATAACAATGTTACAGAAAACAGGATATGATGTTAAAGTAATCTTTATAAATACAAGTTTAGAGACAGCTAAGAAAAGAAATAAAAATAGAGACAGAACTTTACCAGATAAAGTCGTAGAATTCTCATGGACGGGAGCTCAGAAGGTTAAAGGTGTATTAAAAAGATCAGCGGGGTCTAAAGAATATCACGAAGTACAGAATGATGAAGACGGAACTATTGATAAATCACTAGCGGGTAAACTTACAGTATGGGCCGCTAAGTTAAATCAACCAGCTCTTCAATGGATAGAAGCTGTTAAAAGAGGTTATAATTCTGTTGAATCAAAAGACATAAATATAAGTACAATGAAAAAATATAGAGAGTATCAAGCATGACAATCGCATCAACAAATGTAAGTGTCTCGGCGATAATCGCTGAAAAAAATGCTACAGGAGCCAGATCAGGTTCAGCGATGTCTTCAACTAATGTAAGCTTTAAGGAACTTTCAGGTAAAGAAGTTAAACAACAGAATGTAGCTGGAACTGGTGCTGGAAGTACATATGCATTAGCGAAGGAAACATGGGCCTATGGTCGTGATACAACTAAGACATCAGGTACAGTAGTGGCAGCACAGGGTACAGGTTCAGCGGGATTAAATTCATCAACATATTCATTTAGTGAGTGGGTCGGATATGATCCAATGCAATCAAAAATAGGAAATGCAAGTACTCCAGTAGTTCAACACCCCACAGATGACTCAGGTGCAAACTGCATCGCGGTCGCCCGAGCCGAAATTCAGATATGGTGTACAAAGAGTGGTTCAACTATTTCAATCTACGGACAGAGGGGTTCAATTGGTACCACTAATGGCCACGCTCGGAAAATAGATTCAAGTGGTACTCTTACTAATTTAACAGCCGCTACAGTATTAGGTACTATAACTGAAAACACATCAGGTATGCTACCCACAGGTTGTACAATGAGTTACGATACAATAACGAATTCTGGTACTGGAACTTGTTTTGGTTCTGGTGGATCAGTATCTACAGTAGCTAATGGAACAAATTCAACAACTAACTTAGGTGCTACTAAGGTAGGATATAAAGTTGGAGTTGCATCTAATTGTGAAGGAGCCAATAACGCGAGTGGACTAAGTACAATGACTATTGGTGCTAGGTTTAACTGGACATGGCCAACATCACCTTCTGGTGATGCATACGAACCGAGTTATACAGAAGTAGTAGTTACAGCTAGTGGTGGTGTGACACATAGCTATGGAGGATTTGGATGTTAAGTATGAATTCAACATATACTTTTAGTAGAAGAGCTGATGGAACTACACATGCAGTTTCAATAGAAGTTTCTATTTACAAAGAATCAACAGTACCTACTAAAAAACATTGGGTTAGAGATGATGGAGTACCTACAGAAATAGATATTCCTGATTATTCATCATTAACACCCCTAGAAACAATGCAATTTAGTTATACGATTCCTCTAGATTTACAAACATCTGCTACAGAAGTAGACAGAAGCTCAAATGCTGATACACTATTAGGTGACTTCGAGAAGAATTTTTGGGTAATTAAAAATAATACTAAAGATGATGCTACTTATACTAGTCTTTGGGATAAATATCAACCTACTCACGGATCCGTGGGTTAAATCAGATTTTATAAAAATATAAATACATAAATACATTACAATAACGGAGAATTAAAACAATGTCACTTCCATGGAAACCCATAACAACCGAAGCCAATTTACACGCTTCCACTGTTTCTAATATCGGCCTTAGCCGTTATGTGAGATTACTTAACACAGGTGCCGTAGGCGCGGAACAACTTGTAACATTAGCCAATGTAGGTACTACTACTATAGGTACATTCACAGTCGAAGGTCAACAGGAAGTAATTATTCAGAAAGACCCAACAGACACATTAATCGGACATGCTACAGTAGAAGCTGTCGGTATAGCACTTAATAGTAATTAAATCTATGTCTAACAACAAAAGTATTACAGATTTTAAAGATTTGCGTAAAGCTATCGAAGAAATCCAGAAGAATCAACCCGCGAAGACGCGGTATCAGCAACAAGCTGAGAAAATGAACTACATGCAAGAAGCAGCTGATGAAAAGGATGATAAAAAAGATAGTGGTTTATTAAAAAGAAAAGATCATGCTGGCGAAGAAGAAATTAAGAAAGCCTATCTAGCTCTAGGTACAGAAGCACAAGGGTCAGTTGAATATCAACGAGGTTTAATACAAAAAGAATTAGCTAAGATGGGATATAAGACATATTCCAAGTTCGCGTTTGATAGTATATTCAAGTTCGAAAACAATACAATGGGACTTAAAGAAGCTAAAAACTTAATGCCTGATCTACAGAAAATTGTAGACACTAAAGGTGCTTCTAAGGTTAGTGGTATAACAATAGATATGTTTACTGCAAGTGTTATTACTAAAGCATACGCTAAAGTCAATGACGCTAATAAGAAGAAAATGGAAACGGCTAGTATCCAAACACTTGTCAATTTAGCTCAAAAAATGATGGGTATGAAAGAATGGATAGCCAAAGACGGAACAAAAATACGAGTAGCCGAGAAAGATAAAAGAAAACTAAAAGAACACAGCATAGATGAAAGTAAAATGGGTGATCTTCTTATTGATATACAACAAGGAGCTACAGCTAAAGAGATAGCTAAAAATTTCAATATTTCATTATCAGTAGCTAAAGAGTTCTTAAAGGACTATTACGGACAAAAGAAAGGTTCAAGAAAAGAAGAAGTTAAAGAAGGTACATGGGCGATACCGAAAACTTCTAAAGAAAAGAAACGAGTAAAAGATTTAATGAAAAATTACCTTGGTCTTGGTATAGGTGGTGATTCAGCTATAGAAAAGATCGGTCCATTGATTGGTGATGATGAGATGTTAGATGATCTAGCTAAAGCTGGTAAAAAGAATCCAAATACTGATGCGAGACCTATCATTAAAAAAGCTATGAAACGATTGGGTATCAAAGAAGAAGTTTCAAGAGAAGATCAACTTAAAGAAGAACGAACACACGCTAAACAATCACCATTCAAATTAAAATCACAACAATATCCAAGAGCAATAGCTATAGATATTAAAGGTCATGGTAAGAGACATGCCACAGAATTAGACATAACAGAAGCTTGTAATTCATTCGGAATGATTACCGATCAAGAATTACAAATAGAACAGATTCAAAAACAATTAGGTAAACAAGGCTTTATCAGTTACACTAAATCAGACTTACAAGATGTATTTGAAGATAGAGAAACAGAAAGAATGATATATGCTTTAGAATCTATAACAGAAGAACAATTGCCTATAGAATACACTAAAGATCAAATAGAAGATTCTTATATTATGAGTGAAGAGGTCGAATTTGTAAAACCAGATGGTCAAAAGACGGCCGGACCAGTTTTAAAATTATGTGAAAACACATTCAATGTCAAAGACAAATATACAGGTAAATCATTCACATACAAATACATTAACGAGGAAAATAACGTGAGAACATTTAGAGATATTACTGAGGCTAAGTTCTCAGCTCAACTAATTAAACAAGCAGGTGGTATAGCCTTCGATAAGAGATATTACATGGGTAATATGACAGGCGCTATAAGCGCAATCGAGAAATTGAAGAAAGGATTATCAGATGATCCTAAAGTTAAAGCACTTTTGAGAACAGCTAATGAAAATGCTAACAATAACTTCTTTAAAGCTTTAACTACAGAAGATCAAGAAGCTTATCAAAAATTCTTTAAATCAGTATTGAAGAAATTTGATGTTTCTTCACCAGCTGAGTTAGATGATGATAAGAAGAAAGAATTCTTTGATTACATTGACAAGAATTGGAAAGGTGATGGTGAGAAGAAAGAATCAATAGAAGTAGGTGAAGGTAAATTCACAAAATACTCAGACCTTCTTGTCAAAAAAGCTAAGCTAGTCGCACAAGGCCCTACAGCATCAAAAGAAGTTGCAGCTATCAACAAACAAATTGCCGCTGAAATGAAAAAACTTGGTGTCAAAGAAGAAAATATCAACGAAGTATCTATCGGTGATGCAGGAATTCAAAAAGACTTCCCTAATGTATGGGCTCAGAAAGATAAAAGAATGAACAAAATTCTAATAGCATTAGTTAATCTACATGGTTTTATGGATAATCTAAAATCCTATAAAAAAGACAAAAAGAAATTTGTTGATACTTTAAAAGCAATTGGTAAGAATGACGCATCATTAAAGAAAGCAGGTCTTACTAAGAGAGAGATTGGAGAAAAATCTAGAGTAGACGGAAGAACAACAAATTTCCGTGAGAAAATGAGAAAGTTAGGATACATCAAAGGCCCCTCATTCGGGAACTAAGTAATAAATAAAATGATTTCAGAAGGTAGAAAAGCACCAGATTTGGGCATGCCGACACAAGCAGGTAATAATCTTCTTCATGCTTTAGTTATGAAAGC